GATCCTGGTGGACGCGGCCGGGACGATCCACGTGTTCCAGGGGGCGAGCATCCCCGGAGTCGTGGATGTTATCGAGGACGTGTCCTGCCGGTCGGGCATGTCCCGCAGCCGACACGAATCGTATCGGTGCCTGCTCCACCCCAGTATCACCTACCGGGGAGACGAGCGGCCGGAAGCCGCCACGGCTGAGCCGGAACAGCAGTTTGGAACGAGCCTCGGCGGGCTGTTGTCCGCCGCGGGAGTGAAGTAGCAGAGAAGCGGGCAACGGCCCGCTAATGCACTGGCCTGATGTGGGCCAGCGGTCCCAAGTTCGTAGAGAGGAAAGAGTCCAATGACAAAGTGCAAGATTGGTAACGCGTTTGCAATTTCGATGCTGCCAACTGACAGGATTACGACGGTCAGCTTCGCTGGGCCGAGGACGGCGGAGGACGTCCGTCGGTACGCGGCGGAAAACCAGATCGAGTTTGAGTCGGTGATAGGACACACCGACACGGCCAAGCTCGTCGGCGAGCAGATCGGCGTTGACCTGCCCGGCCTGAGGCCGTTAAATCGACGCCTAGGGGTTGGTATATCTGTATATATTGATCCTAAATTAAATTGAAAACATTTTCAGAATAATTTGGGATTGTTCCTAATAATCAGGGCTGCGAAACGAATACCCTTATAGAGAACGACATTTTACTTTGAAGGGGAACGAAATGACGACCAACGAACAAATCCGGTACAGCGAAGACGGCAACGTGAGCATGGTCTGGGCCGACGGGGAGCCCGTGCGATGCCCGACGCAAGAGGATCTGGACACACTGCCCGTGGGGCAGGACATGACGGCGGACGAGGTTGAGCTCCTAGACGACTAACCAGCCGCCCCGGCGGCAGAAAGTTGATGACGATGAAGACGATTGCAATCGGAAGCCCAGAGCATGTGCAGTGGCTCTATGAGCCATGCGGTCCGCGTCGCGATGAGGTGGCTCTCATCGACCGCGATGGCCGGGAAGCTCCGCGATATCAACCGCCATTCGTACTCTTGGTCCGCGATGGAGGAACATGGACCCCAGACGAAGAGGCGGCGGTAGAACTGATGGCGGCCGCTGATCCCCAGGCGGCGGCAATCGAGATGCGCCGGTCAGCCCCGATGCGGGGTCTGTGGCAATATTGGACCCATCCCACTAAAAAGCAAAGGTACGGACGATGATGACAACCTGCGAAATTACCGAGACGGCGATTCTTGCTGCTCGCGAGATGATTGCGAAAGCGGCTGGAATCGAAACAGAAAAAGTCGGCGTGTGCCGACATCTCGAAAACGGAATCGGTCGCTGTGTGCGAGTCGATTTTGACCTGCCGCTGACGGCCGAAGACGATCGGCAGGACGTCTGCCCCGAAACGTGCACCCAATGCGGCGAGCATGTCGGACACCTGATGTTCGACGGCGTGTGCGCCAACTGTCGCAACGAGAACCTGCGAACGGCGACGGTAGACGACTGACACCTCACAGCCGCCCCGGCGGCATTCCCCTCGCGACGAGGGGCGGAGAAAAAACGATGACACTGACAGAAAAACTGGCGGTCGCAAACGCGGCCGTCAAGGCAGAGTACGGGCAGGACTATTTCGCCGTCCAGCCGATCACGGTGGACGACCCGGACAACGAGGTAACCGTCCAGGTCCGGCTGGCGCGTGACGGCAGGCTGTGTAAGTACATCCACCACGCGTGCGTGGTCGTGTCAGGACTGGCCCGTGGGGCTGTCATTTCCCCGCGACCAACGGTGAAAGCATGACCGCCCGACGCATCATCCCGCGTCTCATCCAACGCCAAACTCGTCAAAGCACCCCGTCTGCGAAAGCCGGACGGGAGCGGCAGAAACGACAGGCGGGCGTGCAGCGGGTCGGTCGGTGGAGGTGTCGGATTTGTGTTGGACGATTACGGTTGAGGAAGCGGGTCGGTAGGGAAAAATAAAAATTCTGAAAGAAAACTTTCGGGATTTCCCCTACTCGGAACGATAACAAATAGCAACCGTTTACTTTTTGCCCCCGAAGGAGATTTGAACAATGGCCCATGAACTGCTCGAACACGACAACGTCGTCCTTTTCAAAGATGCAGCCTGGCACGGACTTGGCACGATCGTCCAGGATGCCCCGACCCCCGCAGATGCCCTGAAGCTGGCACGGCTCGACTGGAACGTGCTGCAGGCTCCGCTCTGGGCACGCTGCCCGGACGGCGGAAGCATCGATGTCGAAGACCACGTGCTGAACTACCGGTCCGATACTGAGGACCAGCTCGGGATCGTGACCGCCGGCTACCGGCCGATCCAGAACCAGGAGCTGGCCGACTTCTGCTATGCCCTGGCCGAACAAGGGGACGTGGTGAAATGCGAGACGGCCGGCTCGATCCGCAACGGCAAGAAGGTCTGGTTCCTGCTGAAGGGTGAGAGCTTCAGCGTTCGGGGAGTCGACGAGGTCCAGCCGTTCGTCCTGGTATCCAATGGCCATGACGGAGGGACCGCCCTGCGGTGCACACCGACCACGATCCGGGTTGTGTGTTCAAACACTTTGCACGCCGTCATCCCATCCAACGAGCGGGAGGGGCAGATCGGCAAGGCTCCGGTTCAAGCCAAGTTCATTGCTCACCACACTTCAACGATCATGGACAGGGTGGAAGAGGCCAAGGCCGCCCTCCAGCTGTACGGCCGATCGTTGGCTGCTACCAGAGAGCTGATCGACCAGCTGGCTGCCAAGGATGTGAAGCGGGAAGACGTCCAGCAGTTCTTCCTCGAGTGCTACACCCACGACTTCGGAGCGTTCTCGGCAAACCCGAAGAACAAGATCGAGCAGAACAGCCGGGAGCGGGCGATGAACGCCTGCAACGCGGTGTTCGGCCGGTTCGATGAGGAGCGGGAGCTGTGCGGCACGACGGCATGGGGTGCCATGAATGCGTATACTTGGTGGCTCCAGAACGGCCGCCACCTCCGGGGCAAAGACCTCGAGCGAGTCGCCGAGCGGAAGGTCGAGTCGAAATTGTTCGGGGTGGACTCCGAGCGGACGCTGAACGCCCTGGCGACTGCCCTGTCCCTATAAGGCCGGGATGGATGGGCTGATCAGTTGCTGGTGGACCAGAGGAGGGAACGGAATCCCTCCTCGGTTTTGAAATCAAAGGAGACAGAAGATGGAAGTTCGCATCCCGAAACTCGTGTTTGAAGCTCACCGGGGCAGCCTAGTAAATCCTCCGTTCGAGATGGAGGCTAGATCGCTGGGCTGGCACCACTATGTCGATGCCGATCTATCCAACTATACTTTAGACGACCTAAGGGAGCTGTCCGAGGTTGTCGGCAGTCGGCTAGACATCCGAGGGTCGAAAACCTTGAAGCGGGATATTGATGCCTGGATCAAGGTCAACGAGTCTAAGGAAGGCGTCAAGGAAGTCAAAGCGAGAACTCTCCGGCAGGCTACTGTGCTGATCACGGAAGCCTTGATGCAGACGCCCCGCAAGCACGTCTACGAGAGGCTGCAGGATGCTGACGAGGGGGTCGAGGTGGCATACTACGTCTACGAAGTCGAGTACCACCCACCGAGCAGGGAGCGAGGACAGCAGGAATTCGTCCAGGTGAAACTTGCCTATGAGGAATTCGGTAGGATCAAAAAGACCAGCGAATGCCTGTGCCATGAGCAGTGCCTCGGCAAGACCGGCCAGCAGGCTCTCGCTCTCGCCGGCCTGATGATCGAGAACGAAATCCTGCGGTCCGACTATGAATATCTGATCGAGGACAGGTATTCGAAGATCAAGGATGCACTCGGCAAGCAGTTCCTCGCGGTCGGTTTGGCCGACGATCAGAACATCGATGGTAACGAGAAGAGCAGCCACAACGGGTGGTGGTATAGCAGCAGGCGTACTAACCTGAGGCTGGACAAGGACGGACAACCGGCCAGGGTGGTGATCGATATCTTCCAGGAAGAAGAATCTGAGCGGAGGTCCAGGGATGAAAACGTCTCGGGGTATTTCTGGAAATCCGTAGCCAAGAACAAGAGCAGGATCGTAAAAGATGAGGAAGAAATCGAGTGGGATGAGGACGAAACTACTTCAGACGACCAAAAGGTCGAAATCCCGATCCACCCCTACGTCGCTGTGTTCGACCTCAAGCGACACAAGCGTTTACGGGTACACGTCGGCAACCTATCCGAATATATCTATGACTACTCGATCCGCAACAAGCTGATCTTGCCAAGCCGAAATGCTAGACTGATCGACACCCTGCTAGTCGAGAGGGAGAGCAGCTTCGCAGACGTGGTGAGAGGCAAGTCGGGTGGTGTGATCGTGCTACTGCAAGGCCCTCCAGGCTGCGGCAAGACCCTGACCGCAGAGGTCTACGCCGAGGCGTTGGAACGTCCCCTGTACACGGTCCAGTGCAGCCAGCTGGGGGTCGATGCTGAAACCTTGGAATCCAACCTGATGAAAGTGCTGGCCCGAGGACGTAGGTGGGGAGCTGTGATGCTGCTCGACGAGGCCGACGTTTACGTGACCACCCGCGGGACCGACCTGACCCAGAACGCGATCGTCGGGGTGTTCCTCCGGGTGCTCGAGTATCACAGTGGAGTGCTGTTCTTCACGACCAACCGGGGTGACTTGGTTGATGATGCGGTGCTGAGCAGGTGCACGGCCAGAATTCCGTATGAATACCCAGATGCCCAGGCCCTGATATCCATCTGGAGGGTACTTGCGGATGCTAACGAAATCAAACTTCCGGAGAAGGAGATCAGGGACATAGTTATCGGGCACCCCCGAATGAGCGGACGGGACGTTAAGAACCTGCTGAAACTGGCCATGCTGGTCGCCAGGGACCGGGGTTGCCAGGTATCGGCCGAGATCGTCGACGAGGTCAAGGATTTTAGGCCGACCTGCGAGAATACCTTGTAACCAGGTATCTTGGTATCTGGACATGCTTGTGCTGAATCCCGGAAGTAAACTTTCGGGATTTTTTCATTTCGTTCCTAATAATCAACCCGGCCGAACGAATACCAGGATAGGAAACGACCACTAACCTAAAGGAGACCTGCAAATGACCGAGAACCTGACTAAGTTGGCCGAAGTGATCAAAACCCGTGGACCGATCAAAACCGCCCGAGTGTCCTCAACCCAGTGTGGAGCTTGCAAGTGGAATTATTGGGACACCGTCCGCTACCAGATCCGCCTGGCCCGTGACGGTATGCCGACCAACACTGCCCTCGAACGGGCTGGGTTCGGACGGCGTTCCACCCGGCTGGTTCAGCAGGATCTGGACAGCCTCTGCGAGCGGGAGGGGCGGATTCCGCTGAGCCGAATTGGGCATCTGACCGACAGCGATGCTGGGCTGGTGTTGAAGGAGATCGAGTAGTGAAACCGACCCGCTTGCCCAAACCCGTCCAGAAGCCTGACGGATGGTGGATCCCAAGATGCCCTCCCCACTACACCCAGTCCTGCGGGCCGTATGGTAGCAAGACCGAGGCCGAGGAGGACAGGCAGGGCATGCTCAGGCTGCTGAATACGCCGGAGTGGCGCAGCCACATCGATGACCTCATAGACGAAGGAGAAATTTAATGACCGCGACTGAGCTGTTGGACAAGATCGAATCCCTGCTGCCCGAGCTGAGGCGGCTAGCCAACGATGGCGAACTCGAGAATGATTATTGGACGGATCTTGAAGAATGTGCTGATTTACTGGAAGGGGTGGTTGAGGCGTTCGAGGAATAGAGGACATCTTTGTTCAGACCTGGTGAAATCCTCGGAAAAACGTTCTGAAGATTATTTTCCTTTCCTTCTAATATCCTGAGCCGGCGGACGAATACCCTCATAGAGAACACAACTCTAACAGGGAAACGAAAAGATGAACGCCAGCGAAATGACTTTCGAGAATGAAATCGAGGTAATCTGATGAAGACCAAGACCAAACCGAACGACCTGGAAGAAGCTGCCCGGCTGCTGAAAACCGGGGTGGAATGGGGCGCCCTGAAGATCGCCTCCGGCCTGAAGTGCCTGGGCCGGCATCGAGACGCCATTCAGAAAGCTCACTCGGCCCTGCAGCACCCTGGATTTTACGAGCAGCTCGGACAGGATCCGACCAAGCTCGTTTGCGACGGGGTCCGCTCCTTGGAAGAGCTGATCGCAGAGCGAGAAGTTCTCTGACCACTGTTTACACGAATTGCTGAAAGGGGTAGAATACCCCTTTCCGACCTGCACCCACCTTTCAAGGAGACCTGCAAATGACTGCTACCACCCTGCACCCTCCCCGCTTCGGAAAGAATCTCACCCGCCTCGATGGCCGCACCAGGCAGGCTGCTGAAGAGACCTACATCGAGGTGAAGCCCGTGATCCTGTCCGCCGTCAGGGACATCTGCAACCGGTTCGGGGGGAACTTCGACGACGTCCTGTCTGATGCGAACTCGGCATTCCTGGAGGCATACGAGAGCTGGGAGCCCGAGCAGTCGTCCTTCACCAGCTGGCTGCGACACCGAATCTTTTCGACTGCGGTCAACAACCTGCGACAGCGATGCAGGGAGCAGGGTCGTAGGGAGCGAGTCGAGGACTCCGACATCCCCGAGCGGAATCAGCCAGCCTGGAATGTTCGGCAGGTGCTCGAGGAGCTGACCGAAGACGCCGCCCTAGTGGTGAGGCTGGTTGTTGAGACCCCGGCCGAGCTGGAAGCCGTTGTTCAGGCCAAGGGTGGACAGCCCCGCAATCTGCGATCTTCCTTGCGGCAGTATCTGGCCGATGCGGGATGGACGGCCTGCCGGATTGCCGAATCGTTCAACGAGGTCCGCAAGGTTCTGGCCGAGTGAATCTGCTGATCAGGACGATAGTAAACCAGTGGGGTGCGATTCGTTAGGTTTCGCCCTGGCGAGCAGTCTACCCTGCCGTTAAGAATCCACCCCACGTTTTTGAATCTAAAGGAGATCCTGAAATGGCACAACAGATCGTAAAGCAACCGGATGGCAAATACGCCGTTTGGTCTACTGTGGTTGATGACTTCGTAGTGTCCGATGCTACGAAAGGGGAAATTATCGGCAGATACGTAGGAGAAGAAGTCACCAGGATCATACAGCGAGTCGACGAGATTATCGATGAGCTGGACAAAGGCGGAAAGCCATACTATCAATTCACGAAGACCTACGATGAGCTGATCGAGCTTCGTAACGATCTGCAGAATCCATCAGAAGAAGAATGAATTCTGTCCTCCGGACGATGATAGTATACGGAGGACAAGGAAATGCAAGACGTCCAGGCTACCATCAGACGATCTATCAGGGGCAAATGCTTCGTGAGCTTTGCCGTCCCAGAAGTTTCTTTGGATGATATTCCGCTCGGGGGCATGCTGCAATTTTCTGCTGATAGGGACGAATTCTTCGGCGGAAGCAAAAGTGAGCCATACCTATCTCCGGTGGTTGATTCTCCCACCTGGCTGAAGATCTGCCAGTTGTGCAACCAACAGATCAAGATCACTCGTGACTTCCACCACGTCTTTCTGGAAGGCATTACCATCAAGGACCACAAGGATGGGGTGATTATGATGGAGTTCATTCTGGGATCTTGAAGCTTTGTTTACGTGGAATTTGTCGACAAGGAAATAATCTGTGGACAATGGCAAGTTGACCCCGTTTGACTACCAGAAGGAAGTCGTTCAGGACATCGAGGATTTCGAAGGCCGCTCGCTAGTAAGCGTTGAGCAAGGATTAGGCAAAACAGCTATCGCCCTTTGGACCCTCAAGAGGCAGAAGATCGAGTCCTTCCCTGCGGTTGTTATCTGTCCTTCTGCTGTTAAATACATGTGGGAACACGAAGCCATTCGTATGGGTATTCGCCCGACCGTGCTCGAGGGAACTAAGCCTGAGAAGGTAGGTAGGAAATCCAATGCCCCGCGCCTGACGATTTTGAATCAGGATATTTTGTACGCATGGCTCCCGGTTTTGCTGAAGCAAGGAACGAAGACTGTTATCATTGACGAGTGCCAAAATTTTGCGTCGAGGTCGTCGAGACGTACCAAAGCGGTGCTGAAGCTGGGCCGCTCCTGCAGGCACGTTATCGCCCTGTCCGGAACCCCTTTGGTGAACCGCCCTGCCGAGCTGTGGCCGACCCTGCACATGATCCGGCCCGACCTCTACCCATCTTTCTGGCAGTTCGCCCAGAGATTTTGCAAGCCTAGACGGACTCCCTGGGGCTGGGACTTCTCGGGGGCATCCAATCTTGACGTTCTCCACAGCACTCTTAACCGGCAGTGCATGGTTCGCCGTCTCAAGAAGGACGTGCTGAAAGATCTGCCCGAGAAGATGAGGTGTGTTGTTCCAGTCGAGATCTCCGACCGCAAGGAGTATGAGAAGGCCAGAGACGACTTCGCAGGCTGGCTGAAGTCCGTCCAGCCCGACCGGGTTCAGTCCGCGTTGCGGGCTCAGCAGATGACCCAGATTGGCTACCTGCTCCGCCTGACCGCCAAGCTGAAACTCAGGTCCGTGGTCGAGTGGTGCAACAACTTCCTGGAGGGGTCCGACGAAAAGCTGGTGGTGTTCGGGGTTCACACCAAGATGATCGAAGCGTTGGACCGTAGGCTAAACGGTGGCAAGCACGTCATCATCGACGGGTCCGTGACCGGCCGGCTCCGTAAGGCCGCCTGCGACCAGTTCCAGAGAGATCCCAAGACCAGGGTGCTAATCGGTAACATCAAGGCCGCCGGGGTCGGGCTGACCCTGACTGCTGCATCGACGGTGGCATTCGCCGAGCTGTTCTGGACGCCTGGGGCGATGACCCAGGCAGAAGACCGCTGCCACAGGATCGGAACGACCCAGACGGTCTGGGCATATTACCTCGTAGCAGCTGGGACAATCGAAGAGCGTCTCTGCAAAGCTATACAGACCAAGCAGGAGGTGATCAGGGCTACTCTCGACGGGGGCAAGATGGAGGACGACCTGTCGATACTTGATCAATTGCTAGCCGAGCTGGCCGGACCCGGACTGCTTGGTGCCAAGGACCGGACCGCCTAAACACCCGTTTGCTGCCCCCTGGCACCCCGTCTAACGGCCGTTCGGCCAGGGGCAGGTAAACTACTCCCCGAGCCGTCCGAGGCCGTTAAAACGCTGCCTAGTAAACCCGCTATCTGGACATGCTGATCCTAAATTGGATTAGAAAACTTTCGGGAAAGTTTCAGATTGTTTCTAATATCTGAGCCTGCGAAACGAATACCCCTATAGAGAACGATACTTTACTTGAAAGGAACGAAAATGAACGAAACCACCGGACGCCTGCTCGAAGTAACCGCCCTACTGAAGTTTGCCGCCGACCGGACGGCGACGATCGAAACCGACCCGGAAGGGGAGATCGAGCTGCGGGAGATCGAGGTGACCCTGCTCAACCTGGCCCGCCAGATCGAGGACTTCCGGGCCTACCGGATCTGAAAAATTCCTGAGAATTTTGTTCCAGGCTGCTAATAAACGGCGGCCTGGAACGAATACCATATAGGAAACGACACTTTACTTCAAACCAAGGAGACCTATAAATGTCCATGCTGAACGTCGGAGATGCTGTCCTTTACATGAAATCCTATGGTGCCCGCCCATTCGCCGGCAATGTCCACAAGGCGACCAAGACCCAGGTGCGGGTCACCCTGGTTGACGGAACTGAGGTTGGACCGTTCAAGCGGGAGGCTTTCAACGGCCAGCACGAGACAATTAAATCCGGCAGCGACCAGAACTATAGCGCGGTTTGGGCCAAGACCGACGAGGTCGAGAAGAATCTAAACGATGCAGCCGACAAGGCGGAGAAGGCTGCTGCTGAAAAGAAGGATGCTGAGGCCAAGCGGCAGCAGGAATACGCCGAGCGGTTGGCCGCCGATCTAGCCGAGGTGAAAGCAGCCTGCGGGTTCACCTGCGCCACCAGCCCGATCAACCCGAAGGTGATCAAGAACGTCATGCCCGACGGCAGCCGGATCTATACCATCGACATGCCGGTGAAGCCCTGCCACGCCGAGCGGAAGGCTGGCTGGGAGCGGGTAATCGTCCGCTGCAAGGCCGCCGAATACTGGGACTTCCGGGCCGATGTTCAGAAGAAGGGTGTCGAGTCGGCCTACACCTACATCAATGGCAACAGCTACTCGTTCGCCAGCTGTTCCTCCTGCCGGTCTGAGACCGATGAGGATGCGGTTTGGGAAGCCATCCGCAGCTGCTACAACAGTGGCTGGTAGAAAAATTCCTGAGAATTTCGTTCTAGGCTGCTAATAACTGGCAGCCTGGAACGAATACTAGGATAGGAAACGATAATTTCAAACCTGCAAGGAGAAACGAAGATGAAGGCCAGCGAAATCGAAAAGGGTGGCAAGTACATCGCGAAGGTCAGTGGAGTGCTGACTACGGTTCGGGTCGACGAGATCCGGGAGGTCACGATCGGACCGGTTGAAGAAGAACCGACGTTCTTCGGTCGGGACGAGAACGGAGTTTCGATCGCCTCCCTGCCGATGGCTTGTGATTTCCAATCCTGGGGCTAATAGCCTGGACTGCTAGGGCGGACATCAACGCCCCTACGGCCCGTGCTGTTACGGGAATTGAAATCCAATAGACTTGGGAGGAATTGCGATGAAGGTTGTCGAAGCGCAGAAGCCGTTGTGTTCGATCGGGACCGTTGTTCACGTCGGGGATTGGTCCGGGATGGTGGAGACGATCACGAAGGACGGGGTGGTGTTGAAACTGGACAATGGGAAGCGTCTGCCAGTCGCTCGGAAGTTGATCGAAGATGCTGTTGGATTGTAGGATGACCGCCCTCCGCCAAATCTTTGAGCAGCTAAACATCCCTATAGCCGGCCCTGGCGAATCGAAACACGTCCGGGCCGGCTGGATTGGTATCGTCCGCTGCCCCCACTGTGGATCCACCAAAACCCACTTGGGCTTCCCGGAGGGTGGTACGGTCGGCAACTGCTGGCTGTGTGGCAAGCACTCCCTCTGGGACACCCTGATCGCCCTCGGCCTGGACAGGCAGCAGGCTGCCGAAGCCCTGGCCGGACTCGACCGGGGAGCCAGAGCACCCAGAGAACACCCCGTTGTAGGCCGCCTGCAGCCGCCTAGCGGCCTCGGACCGCTGGCCCCTGCCCATATATCCTACCTGCGGAGGCGGGGCTTATGCGCTACACAGGCTGCTGATCTGTGGGGTGCCAAGGGGATCGGCCTGTCGTCGAAGCTGGCCTGGAGAATCTATCTGCCTGTGTTCTTGAGGGGGCAGGAAGTCAGCTGGACGACCCGCTCGATCGCCAAGGATGCGAAGCAGCGGTACATCTCGGCGGCTCCGGACCAGGAAGCCATACCGCTGAAAAGCCTACTGTACGGCGAAGACATGGCCCGTAACGCCGTGGTGGTGGTTGAAGGTCCGCTGGACGCTATGAAGGTCGGACCGGGGGCAGTTGCCGCGTTCGGGCTGAACGTGACTGCAGCTCAGGTCGCTCGAATCGCAGCGTTCCCGCTCAGGGTGATCTGCATGGACAACCAGGAGCGGGCTCAGCGTGTCGGGGAACGGTTGTGCAGAGAGCTGTCGGCGTTTCCCGGCGAGACGGTCCGAGTGCAGCTGGAGTCAGGGGAAGATCCGGGTAGTGCTGATCCGGAGGAAATTACGGAGTTGAGGCAGAAATTTCTCGAGTGAGGAACGATAATACTTCAGAAGGAGGCCTGCAAATGGACCGCTTCGACAAACTGGTGACTGAATTCGTTCCGGACAGCATGCCACAGTTCGACCGGGCTATGGTGCTGATGTTGATGGAGCTGGCGTTCCGGCTCGGACAGAACTGTGGGCTGTCTGCGATTGCTTCGGTAGTTGACAAGAAAGTATAAGGAGACTTGCTGTGGTGGTTTGGAAATTCCCAATTAAGTATGGTGACTTCGTCGATCTTCAGCTCCCAGTTGGGGCCAAGCTGTTGCACGTCGACGAGCAGTACGGCACACCGTGCATCTGGGCGTTGGTCGATCCTCAGAAGCAGAAGGAAACTCGGCGATTTCGGCTCGCTGGAACTGGTCACCCTATCAACTTCCAGATCGAGTCGTTGTCCCACGTTGGGTCGTACCTGACGGCCGGCGGCCAGTTGGTGTTCCACCTGTTTGAAATTTTGGGAGGTTGAATCCTCCTCCACCAACGATAACAGTATAGGAAATCGACCCCGGTCGGTGTATACTGGGGTCTGCTGATTCTCAAGTTTGTTTCAGTTTAGACGAGTTGTTCAGATGCAACGTTTTCTAAGGAGGTACAACATGAAAGGTTTCGGGATCTTGCTCGCTCTGGCGAGTTGTGCAATCCTGCTGATCTGCGGCCCGCCGGCCCTGAACGCAGGGGCACAACAAAACATTACCACGATCGACGGCAACGGCTCCGTAGGCGCCGGCCAACTCGACCTCGTACAAACTCCGGACGCGTGTCCGGCCGGGCTTCAGGTGGTGCCCGACCCTGGCAGTTGCAGCGGCCTGCGCTGCGAAGTGGCCATTAGCTTGAAAAACATCCTACCGGCGGCCAGACCCCGCAACATCCTTCGCCAGGGGGTGCGGTTGCTGACT